AAGCTCAGGCACGAGCACAACTGATGGAAGATCCAATCTATCGCCAGTTTAGATCAGTGGGTCAATATATTGCTGAACGAAGAATGAGTCAGAAAGAAATTCTTCAAGTGTTTGCCGACGCCGAAGCAGGCATGACAGACAAAGCCACAGGTGCAAATCGAACTTGGATGGGTCGTGGCAAAGATACCACAATGGACTTTGCAGGTGGGGTAAAAGATGCAGTGAACAGTGTGCTCAACAGCATTCAAAACTCTGCACCAGTGGCCGCAGTAGATGTTGCTTATAATGAAGCCACAGATGCATTGGCAGGATTAACTGGCGGTCAAAAAGGCAAGGTCATGCAGGCTATCATCGCCTATCGCAATCTTGTAAAACAATATCCCAAAACTGCTGGCTTTGCCAAAGCAGCATTGGTAGCCATTGCTGGCCTAGCCACAGGCGGCGCAGGTCTTCCTGCCATTGCTGGATTGACATATGCATTGGATTCGGCCATCAAAGGTGACAAGCTGTCCAGCGTGATTGGCAAAGGTGGTGGTGCTGCTGCTTTGGCAGCCGCAGGTCAAGCTGTTAGTGGTGCAATGAATCCCGGCCAGGCAGACATAGGTAATGTAAGCGGCGGACAAGACATTGGCGGATATAATCCTGACAATGTGCCCGGCGACTTAATGACTACTCCTGAACCAGGATGGCAAAGCCATGCTGATGTAAATGGCATGTATGCTCAAGAACCAGGATGGCCAGTTAGCGGATCAAACGGTGGAGCTTATACCATACAACAAGGTGATCAACTGGGCTATATTGCTCAAGCCAATGGCAGCACAGTGGAACAAATCCGCGCTGCCAATCCTGGTATTGACTTTAGCAAGCCGCTACAGCCTGGTATGGAAATACAATTGCCCACAGCAGGCACCCCAGGCCAAGGTTCAGTGTGGCAAGGCTATCAAGGCAACATGTATGGTGACAAACCTGTGCCAGTGAAAGAAAGCTGGCTGCCCGCAGTTAAACTAATTCGTTTACCGGTGAATCAACTTATTGATGACAAAGCAACTATTTGGAGTTGGGCGTTGAATGAAAGTGTTGGTCGCAAAAGCAAAAGTGTGAACCTGACTACTGTTGGCGCCTATACTATATTTGAAAATGTTGACCGTTATCGCAAGGGAATCATTAAAGAACGCAAAGGTGTTCCTGGAAGCACACGACCTGCATACTATCGTCCAGACATGCCAGGTGCTCCTGTAACGCCAACTAAAAAGCCTGGTGTCATTGGCCAGGGGCTGAATTGGTTGGACAAAGCAGCTGGCAAAGTGGGTGGTGCCCTCAGCAACTTTGGACATCAGTTCACAACCAATGTCACAAAAGAAAAACTCAAAATGAACTGGCATCTAGACGGCAAGCCCAGCGATTCAGATGAATTGTCTGCATGGTTGGTCACGCAAGGTGTTCCACAGCAAGTGATCACATCAGTGTATAACAAGATGGGCATTCCGCACACAGCACCTGCTGCTGCCTCCGCCGCTCCTGCTCCTGGCGCTGTTATCAAAGGCCCTGCTGCCACTACAACAACTGCAACAGCACCTGTAGCCACACCAGGTGCCCCTGCTGCTGCTAATGTGGCAGGATACAATGATCCAAAGAGTGCAAACTATGTTGGTCGTAGAGAAGTTGCTCGTCGACAGGCCGCACAACCTGCTGCCGCAGCGACCGCTCCAACCTTCGCTCAACAAGGTGGTGGATACGCTAAGGTTAACCAGCCAACCGCAATGAAATACAGCGGAGTTCCAATGGCCAAACCTGCTGCTGTGCCAACATCATTGCCTGCTGATAAAACTAGTGAATATTTTAACGCTCTGGCCAATAAAGGTGCTGATCGTGATGCCGTAAGAAACAATCCGGCCATGGCCCAAAACGAATCATTGTCCTGGAGCCGAAACTTCAATCCAGGCATGACACTATTCCGCCAAATGAAACGGGAACAATCATAATGCGCCTGAATGAAATTACCAATCCGCCAGTTGATATTGCGTCATTGAAACAAGAATTGGCTGCAAAACAAGCTGAATTTGAACGACTGGGCGGTATGAGTTATCAATACGCTGATCGCATGATGCCACAAGATTATCAAGCACAACAAGTGCATAGAGAAATCAATTCTCTAGAGAGAAGAATTCAAGCCGCAGGTGGCTAACCAAACTCAGCCTTAGGACCGAGTGGGCGGCTGCTGCCCGGGCTAAGGAATTCGCTACTCCACGGCCCAAAGTGAGCACTATTTACATGCATGCAGACACCGTTAAATTTTACAATTACAAACCCGTAGACAAACCAGAATTGTCAGATAGATTTTGTCGGTTGCCTTTTACTTCTATGCAAATAGATACTGATGGTGATGTACAACTATGTTCGTGTCAATATCACATGCCTTATAACATAGGCAACATATATCAAAATAGTTTACAAGACATTTGGCTTAGCAACACAGCCGACAAAGTAAGGCAATCTGTAGTTGATGGAAAATTTACATATTGCAGTCAAGAATGTCCATTACTTTACAATTTGCCTAAAAAATCCAATGCAATTCCAACAGTTCGGACGTTTCCACTTGAAGTCAAAATTGATCTTGATGAATCTTGTAATCTTAGTTGTCCGTCGTGTAGAGAACATGTAATCATTGACAAATCATCAGTGCGTATTCAAAAACAAGTTGAAATATATCAAGAAATTAAACAGTGGGCTATAGATAACCCTAACGTTTTATTCAATATTTCTCCTTGCACATCTGGTGAGATGTTTGCCAGTCATAGCGGACTAAAATTTTTAGAATCGTTAGTTGATTTTCCAAACAAAAATCTACAACTTCATATAACAACCAATGGAACATTACTGAACAAAAATAAAAATTTGATACTGGCATTAAAAAACGTTATAACAAATATTAGTGTTAGCATAGATGCAGCTACTCCAGAAACTTATTCCGTAGTTCGTGGAGGAGATTGGAATGAACTCCTTCGGGGACTACAGTTAGTTAAAGAGTCTTTGAAAATACCAATTAATTTGAGATTTGTTATTCAACAGGCCAATTTTAAAGAAATTGTTCAGTTTGCAGAGTTTGCAGACCAGTATAACTCAAGAATTTATTTTTCTTCGTTATTGAATTGGGGACATTGGACCATTGATTGGTGGGACAAAAAATCAGTAGTCAAGCAATCATCTCCTGACTTAGAAATGATATTAAACAATATTCGTGATCTCAAATTGCGTTATCCTAATAAAATAGCTGTATCTGCAGACATCATCAGATTATTGCAAAAGGCAAGCAAATTGAGCCAATAGTGTTTGCAATTTGTTTGTTAACCTGTATAATGTTAATTTTATAGGAACAAGCATGTCATCTAAAACATTCAACGGCGAGCAAAAACTCAAACTCACCCAAATCATCAACGAAGGCATGCAAGTGCTTCACGAGATTGAAACACTCAACGGTGGACTAACTGACACCATCAAAGCAATTGCCGAAGAGCTAGAAATCAAACCTGCCATTCTCAAGAAAGCCATCAAGCTGGCACACAAGGCCGAGTTTGGCAAAGAAAAACAGGATCACGAGACTCTAGAAACTATTTTAGAAACTGTTGGTAAAACTCTATAAATACCTATGAGTCGCTCACATCACGAGCATGTAGCAAGGCCCACCCGGCCACAAACGGAGAACAATGAGTTATATTGACGCACTATTTGATCGTGAGCACGATCGCATCCATGTTGTAGAACGCCGCGACGGCGAACGAGTCTACCGAGAATATCCTGCCAACTACATCTTCTATTACGACGACCCTAGAGGCAAGTTTCAAAGCATCTACGGCACGCCTGTAAATAGATTCTCATCGCGCAACAACAAAGAATTTCGCAAGGAAGTTCGCAGCCAGTCTGGCAAGCAGTTGTATGAATCGGACATCAATCCTATCTTTAGATGCTTGGAAGAAAACTACAAAGACCAAGATGCTCCCGAGCTACACACAGCATTTTTTGACATTGAAGTTGCATTTGACCAAGAGCGTGGATTCTCTCCTGTGGCAGATCCGTTCAATCCGATCACTGCAATATCTGTATATTTGGATTGGCTGGATCAAATGATCACCTTGGCCGTACCGCCTGCACATCTAAGTTGGGACACAGCACAAGAGCTGGTGAGTGAGTTTGAAAACACCATCTTGTTTGAGCGTGAAGAAGACATGATCAAGATGTTCTTGGATGTGATTGAAGGTGCGGATGTGCTTACAGGCTGGAACTCAGAAGGCTATGACATTCCTTACACAGTAAATCGTACCACAAGAATACTCAGCAAGGATGACACTAGACGTTTTTGTTTGTGGGGACAGTTTCCCAAGCAAAGGATGTTTGAACGCTTTGGGGCAGAGAATCAAACTTACGACTTGGTCGGTCGTGTGCATATGGACTACATGCAGTTGTATCGCAAGTACACATACGAAGAACGTCATAGCTATAGTTTGGATGCCATCGGCGAATACGAACTGGGTGAGCGCAAAACACAGTTTGAAGGCACATTGGATAGTTTGTACAATCAGCACTTCAAGAAGTTCATTGAGTACAACCGCCAAGACACCATGATCATTGCCAAGTTAGATAAGAAATTACGTTTCTTGGATCTGGCCAATGAACTAGCACATGCCAATACTGTGTTGCTACAAACCACAATGGGTGCTGTGGCAGTGACTGAACAGGCCATTATCAACGAAGCACACGAACGTGGCATGGTTGTGCCCAATCGTAAACAACGCCTCACAGATGACGACACGCAGGCCGCAGGTGCTTATGTGGCATATCCTAAAAAGGGCTTGCACATGTGGATTGGATCAGTGGACATTAACTCACTGTATCCATCAGCTATTCGTGCCATGAACATGGGTCCAGAAACTGTAGTTGGCCAATTGCGGCAGACCATGACTGATCATTTGATCAAAGCCAACATGGCCAAGGGACAAAGTTTTGCGGCAGCCTGGGAAGGCTTGTTTGCCAGCTTAGAATACACAGCAGTAATGGAACAGCAACGTGGCACAGAAATTACCATTGACTGGGAAGGTGGCGAAGAGTCAGTTCACTCGGCCATGGAAATCTGGCACATGATCTTTGACTCAAATCAGCCTTGGATACTTACTGCCAACGGTACTATTCTCACTTACGAGAAGAAAGGTATTATTCCTGGCTTGCTAGAGCGTTGGTATCGTGAGCGACAAGAACTACAGGCCAAGAAGAAAGAGACCAAGGATGCCAAGGAGATTGCGTTCTGGGACAAGCGTCAGTTGGTCAAGAAGATTAATCTTAACTCTTTGTACGGTGCTATTTTGAATCCGGGCTGTAGATTCTTTGACAAGCGCATTGGACAGTCAACCACACTGGCAGGCAGATCAATTGCCAAGCACATGGATGCTCACATAAATGAGTGTATCACAGGCGAATATGATCACACAGGCAAGGCCATCATCTATGGTGATACAGACTCATGCTATTTTTCTGCTTGGCCCATCTTGGAAAAAGAAGTTTCAGAAGGACGTATGGAATGGTCAAAAGAAACTTGCATTCAACTGTATGACTCAATTGCTGATCAAGTGAACGAGAGCTTTCCGGCATTTATGGAACAGGCATTCCACTGTCCCAGAGACATGGGCGAGTTGATCAAAGCAGGCCGTGAACTGGTTGCTGATCGCAGTTTGTTCATTACCAAGAAACGTTATGCTGTAAACATCATCGACTTAGAGGGCAAGCGATTGGATGTAGACGGCAAAATTGGCAAAACTAAAGCCATGGGCTTGGATTTGAAGCGCAGTGATACACCCAAAGTAATTCAAGACTTCCTGTTAGAAATTCTAAATAAAGTACTGGCAGGTACACAACGAGATGAAATTATTGAACGCATTAGAGAATTCAAGTATGAGTTTAAAGAGCGGCCGGGTTGGGAAAAAGGATCACCCAAGCGTGTGAACAACTTGACCAAGTATGCGGCAGAAGAAGCACGATTAGGAAAAGCCAACATGCCAGGCCATGTGCGGGCTGCCATTAACTGGAACAACATGCGCCGGATGAATAGCGACAACTATAGCATGCAGATTGTTGATGGGATGAAAACTATTGTGTGCAAACTCAAATCAAACGCATTAGGTTGGACATCAATTGGGTATCCTACAGATGAACAAAGGTTGCCTGCATGGTTTACTGAACTGCCGTTTGATGATTCATTAATGGAAGCAACTGTTGTGGATCAAAAGATCGACAACCTGCTGGGTGTGTTGGAGTGGGATCTTGCGTCAGCTACCAACACAGAAAACACTTTTACATCACTATTTTCATTCGAATGAAGCTAAGTCAAGTTGTTGCATACTTAAACTGGTTAGAACGTCCTGACATGGACCCGTCTTACGGTAACATAACTGATAAGTTGGATGATATTGTTCATGCAGTAAAAAATCGTGATGTTCAGTATCATTCTACTACCGCCGAAATACACGAACGGTTGGCGGATGTTAAAAATTATATTGCTAAATTTGACCAATCACTTCAAACTCTAAAGCAACAGTTAAGGAACGACGTCAATCGTCTAGAGCCTGAATATTATGCAGAAAGTTGGAAGCGATATGAACAAGAAATGTGTTTTGAAACTGTAGAACACTTGATCAATCGCAAGCTACCTATTGAGTTTAATGATCATGAAAGTTTGCGCAACACAATAAAAAATTACACTGATTGGCGATTGCCCGGAATGATAATTGGCGCCAGACAAGATGTGCTGGTCGAAGACATGGTGCCAATGGATCCATTGTATCTTGTGGATCACAATCGTGATTTAATTGACGTTGCTATGAATCCGTTTACCAAAGAATATAAAAACAGACTGCGGCCGTATGTAATTAACGATTGGAAAGACACAGAGATTTTTACAGCATTGCCTAGCAATCAATTTGGCCTGGTATTTGCCTATAATTATTTTAATTGGAAACCCATTGAGATGATTGAAAAGTTCTTGATAGAGATATATCAGAAACTAAGACCCGGTGGCGCATTGGTTTTTACCTACAATGAATGCGACAACTGGCACGGAGTTGGTGCAGTAGAGCATGCTTGGATGTGCTACACACCAGGCAGTCGCATACAAACAATAGCCCGGAATCTTGGCTATAAAATTATCGAGCGGTACACCGGAACCGGTGATATTGCTTGGTTTGAAATGCGTAGACCTGGAGAAATCCAAAGTCTGCGCGGCGGTCAAGTTTTGGCAAAAGTAATTCGTCAATAATGATTGCAAATTCTAAATACATCTGTTATAATCAAACACATAGGAGAGAAACATGAGAGATTATCTATTAGACTTAGTACAACACACACATGACCTTGGTTGCATTGACTTGATCAAGATTGTGGGAGATGACAAATCCACACAAATCGTAGGCCTAGCTGAAGACATGAGTGTGGTTGTGGAAGGTGAATTTAAAAACCCACACCCAGACTTTGTGGGCACATTTGGCATGCCAAACTTGAGCAAGTTGAAAATTTTATTGAACTTGCAAGAGTACAAAGAAAATGCCAAGCTCAGCTTGAGTCGGCGTACAGGTGGAGAACCGGATGGCATCAATTTTGAAAATGCCACAGGCGATTTTAAAAACAACTATCGTTTTATGGCCGAAGCCATTGTGACTGAAAAACTCAAGACACCCAAGTTCAAAGGTGTGAATTGGCACATTGAATTTGAACCAACTGTGGCTGCTATCAATCGACTGCGTATGCAAGCACAGGCCAATGCTGAAGAGCCACACTTTCAAGCCAAGACTGAAAACGGCGACTTGAAGTTTTTCTTTGGCGATCATAGCACACACTCTGGCAATTTTGTGTTCCACCCAGGTGTGAATGGACAGTTGAAACGTGCATGGTCGTGGCCTGCTCAACAGGTCATGAGCATCCTGGCACTCACAGGCGACAAGACCATTCGTATTAGTGACGACGGTGCTGCCAAGATCACTGTGGATAGTGGTATTGTTGTTTACAACTACATCTTACCAGCACAAAGCAAGTGAGCCAAGATAACTTAACTGCCAAGCAATCGGATTACGCTGTATTCCTTCCGGCCATCAGCGGGTTCTATTCTACGTTTGTGGGCAAGCAACGGAATGAACACTATGTGGATCCCGCACGATTCCCGCAGGGCCTCACGGATATGGAACAGCTTAATTGGCTGGATTCCACAAAGGCATTATTTCCGTATCGTTGGTCACTTGCGTCCGGAGGTCATGCTAACCTCGATCTCTCA